CGCCGCTAACCCCCGCCGCTCTCGGGACCCCTGGGAGGGGGTCCCTCCCCAGGGTGCGGCTCGATGGTACGCAGTCCCGGGTGACGTTGGGTAGCGCGGGCACGCCGCGGGCGCGTGGCGTTCGCCGCGGCCGCGCCCTGTTGACCAGTGCGGTAGGCGTGGCAGCGCGAGCACACGCCGCGCAGCTGCTCGTCGCGGTGGTCCCATGCCTCACCCCTGTGGTCAACTTCAGTTGATCGATCACCATCACAGTGTGTGCGCAGCATGCACGAGGGATCACGCTTGAGGATGCGAGGTACCACCCTCGTACTCCAATCCCTGGGCAGGGGGTGGGTACGTCGTTGGGTGGGGGATGGTTTTTTGAAACGATCAGTCATTTCGCTGCAGCCATTCGGTCAGCTGCTCACACCCCATACGCTGCAGTACGGGACGCATCACTACCGCAGTGTCAAACCGCCCATTGGCCCAGATAGCCACACATCGCCTCGTGTCCCCTGGGTGGTACATGCGCAGGGCAATGCTCTCCCGCCTCGCCTCACCCCGCATCATCGTCCCATCGTCACCCCTGCGCCCGTGCGCCCTGATGGCCCCCGTCTTCGTCACCGCGCCGGGGTTTCCGCACAGCGGGCACGTCCACTCCTCGCCCTGCTCGCTGGCCACCAGGAGCGCCGTACCGCCCTCGCAGGGCACGTTCACGGGGACGAGCGCGAGGGCGTAGGTGGGCGTGATCCGGAATCCGACACCGCGCGCCACCCTGCCCACGGCCAGCGCTCCGCGAGGAATCTCCGCCCGAAGCGCCGGCCGTGCAGCGACGAGCACGACCGGACCCGGCTCGCGCTTCGCCTCGAGCTCGAGCTGCTCCGCCTTCCAGCGGAGCCGCGCGGCCTGCCGCTCGAGCTCGTCGTCACGAATGGTCATTCCTGCCCGTACTCCCAGACCAGTCCCGGAGAGAACCCTCCGCGCTCATGGCGCTTGTCCTCGGCCATCCGCTCGACGCGATCGAGGCTGCCGCCGGCGAGCACCACGTAGGTCATGACCGCCTCAAGCAGGTCCGCAGACTCCTCCTCGATCTCGTCGACACCGATCGCGTCGTACAGCTCCGTCGACTCCTCGAGGATCTTCCGGCGAAGCAGCTTGAGGTGCTCCGCCTCATCCCTGACCGGCCGGAAACCGTCTTTCACCCGCTCGAATTGCAATGGGATCGTGCCAACTTTGCTACGCACCAGTTTGGCGCTCATCGCGCTCCCTTCGCCTCACTCGCTGCCGTTGCTCTTTGCTGCGTCGAGCCGCGGTGCGATCGCGCACGTGCCAATGGTCTTCACAGCGATACGCTTCCGCATTGCACTTTTTGTTGAAACTGACCGAAATGGCGGCCGCGTGGGCTGACGACTCGTCCCGATATCGCTTTTTGCGCGGCGTACCGCATTTCTTTGGGTAGCCGCTCATCGCGCTACTCCGGCGAGCATGGGAAGCGCATCGATGCGCGCAGAGGCTTTCGCCACACTGATTGCGTCGCTCAGCTCGCCGCGAGTCATGCCGGGCGCCGGCGAGCCACCCCACGAGCGCAGATAGTTGGCCTGCTTCTCGCTGCCGTACTCACGCCGCCAGCTGGCGCTTTTCGCGTGGTAGCCGCCGAGCGCGACCGCCTCACGCTCGCCCCAGGTCATCGCATAGCCCATGTCGACACCCTCGACAACCCAGCGGCCACCGGCCTTGTCCACCGGCACCGCGGCGACCGAGTACGTACCCGGCTCACCGGTCGGCACGAGGAAAACGATCGTCGGCTCCGTGGTACCGGCCTCGATGAACCACACGCCGCGGTTGGTTTGAAGCCAGCGCCGATGCGATTCCTCAAATAGCGAAAATTCGTACGATCCCAGCTTTCCGTCGTACAGCTTCGGTGGCGCACTGCCGGCGCCGGCCACCCGCTCGTCCTCATCGGGCAGCTCCGCCATGCCGAGGAGCGTGAGCGCCTCGAGCTCGTCGTCGCTGAGCTCGTCGGCAAGCTTCGCGATGCGCTCCCGGCCATCGAGCGTGGCCAGAGTCGCCAGGCGGTGCCGCGCGCCCACGCCCACGACATCCATGAGCAACGCCAGCTCCTGGCCCGGGTACGGGCGCAGGATCCGGCCGGCCATCTGCACGAAGAGCGGCGCGCTCGTCGTGGGCCGGCCCATCACGCCGACGTCGACCCACGGGAGGTCTGTGCCCTCAGTGAAAAGGTTGCAATTACACAGAACGTGTATCTCGCCCTTTTCGGAGAGCTCGAGCAACCTCCGGCGCTCGTCGATCGGCATGGTGCCGTCGAATCCGGCGGCCGGAATGCCCTCCGCGTTCAGCGCGTCCGCGGTCGCGTAGGCGGTCTGCACGGTCGGCAGGAACGCGATGCCGCGCCGGCCCTCAGCGTGCTTGCGGTACGCCCGTGCGATCGCTTCCGGCGCGAGGCATTGCATCATCGCCTCGCCGAGGTCGCCGTCCTGGTAGTCGCCGCGGCTCCGCCGAACGTCGCGCAGATCGAGACCCTCGACGTGCACCCGCAGTGCGGTCACGTTCAACAGGAACCCGCGACGGATCATATCGACGATTTGTACCCGGTGTGAAACCTTTTGCCAGATCTCGCCGAGCGAGACACCGTCGCCGCGAGCGAGCGTCGCGGTGAAGCCAACGGCAAGCGCTCCGCCGTCCGACCCGTCAGGCTCCATGCACCCCAGAGCCTCCAGGAGCTCCCTGTAGGTCCGCGCGGTCGCGTGGTGGCACTCATCCACGACCACGACCGTCGGGCGCCAGCTGGCCAGCTGGCGCCGCGCGGCGGCCGTCTGAGTCGACTGCACGGACGCCACGACCACCCGTCGGCCGGCGAGCTCGCGCCGAGCACCCTTCACGACGCCAACCGGCACGCTCGGCGCGACCGCCCGGAACTTGCGTACCGCCTGCTCGATCAGCTCATCGCGATGGGCGAGGACGAGCACCCGGCCGCCGCGGGCGACCGCCCAGGCGCCCAGGTGGGCAAACCCGACCGTCTTCCCCGCCCCGGTGGGCCAGACGACGGCCACCCGGCGCAGACCCGCGCGCCAGTCGGCGATGACCGCGGCGACGCCCTCGCGCTGGTAGTCACGCATGGGCAACGTGCCCGCGGCGGTCACCCGAGAGTCCTCAAGCCGGCCATGAAAACCCAACCGTCATCGATACCAGTCGGGTTGTACGCGCAACCGGCGAGCACTGCCCGCGGCGGCTCCGCGGCGCCAGTCACCAGCCAGCCCACCACCGCGTAGCAACCGCGGCCGTCGTCGGCCATCGCGGTCAGCGCGTACCCCTGCGGGATCACGGTAGCGAGCTCCTGCGCGGCCGCGGCCTTCCCGATCAGCTCGAGCACACCGATCGGCTCGAGGTTGCCCCGCGGCGTCCGCGGCTTCCAGTCGATCGCGTCGAGCGCGGAGTCCATCACGTCGGGCGTGACGATCGACGCCGGCGCGTCCGTGTCGGCGAGCGGCGAAACCGCGGCGCCGCGGGTCGCCAGCTCCTCCGTCCAGGGCATGTCTCTCATGATCCAACCACCTTCGTTTGTGGGGTACCGAGTACCAGGGCGTACCCGGATCGTACTACAAGCAGAACGCTCTTCACTCGCTTACTTGGAAACATCAACTTGCTCCTCAGCGGGGCCTAAAGGCCCCTGCTGAGTAAGTTGACCAAGTGGTTAAGTAGGTGGGTAAGTTGATCTAAGTGGATTCCCTGGTCACAGGCTTGCGGGACCAAGTTGATCATAAGTTCTACTAAGTGGCAGAGACTGACACTTTGCATGATCAACTTGGTATACCAAGTGGTATGATTCAAGCATCGATCAGTCCATACCCAACATATCGGATACGCCCGTTCCCTCGGACTTATGTTCGATGAGCACCAGCCGCGAAACGCCCATCCGCTCGACGAGTGGAGGTCGCTCCGCGGTGCCCTCGACGAGCGACTTGACGGCTGAGGCGAACGACGTCTCCGGCATCGCGGGACGCTCGTCCCGCGATCGACGCTCGTTGATCCATCGCCTGGCCTCAGCGCCCGTCGCGCCGTTGGCGTCGCCATGCGCCCGGAAGGCCGCGAGGACATCCGCCTGATTCTCCGTGAGGTTGGCTACCCAGTCTGGCTCCGGCCGCCGGCTCCGCGGCGGGCCGAACGGGTCCCACCGGGCCAGCGCCAGCGAGGAGAGCGGCCGGCCGTCCTCGGACTCGCCGAGCTCTATCTTTTTGAGCTGAATGTCAAATACGTGCGACTCGTCGCCATCCTTCTGTTTGTCCATGCTGATCGTCGCCCAGAGCGCATCCCGTTCCGCCTTGACCCGCGGGCGGTCCACCCGGATCTCCGTGTCCTGGGCGCCGTCGACCGCGCTGGCGCCGCGGGCGTCGCGGCCATCCCGCCCGGTGTGGTGCACGACGAGTACGCACGCCCCGGTGGCTTCCTTCAGCCGACGGATGCCGTCCACGAGCTGACCCATGGCACCGTTGTTGTTTTCGTCCAGCCCGACCGTGATCCGCGCCTGAGTGTCGATGACGACCATCACCGGCTCGAGCCGCCGGCACGCCTCGACGAGCGCGGCCCAGCCCGCCTCATTGCTCACCTGTACCGGTTGGGGCAGCACGATCAGCCCGTCGGCCCGGACGCTGTACTCGGACTCCCAGGCGCTCACCCGCAACTGGATGCTCTTGCGCCCCTCCGCGGCGACGTAGACCACCGGCCCGCGGTGCACGTGCTTGCCTCGCCAGTGCAATCCCGTCACGATGTGACACGCCCAGTCCAAAGCGACAAACGACTTGAAGCACCCCGGAGCGCCGATCAGCCACGACTCGCTTTCGAGGTCGAGCACGTCGCGGATCAGCGGCCGCGGCGCGGGGATCTTGTCGAGCGCGTCGCGATCGAGCATCCGGGACAGCAGGAGCTCGACGAGATCAACCGGTTGGCCAGCCGCCTCACTGTCCACTGTGGTCAATCGATGATCGCCGTCCGGATAAGCCGGATCCCGTTGCGGCGCCTCAGATTGACCAGCCTCAGCCGACCCAAAAGGGCCAGGGTCGAACTCCAGCCCCCGGCCCGCCCAGACGTCGCACCCGCACGCTTGGCGTGGCTCGCGGTCAGTGCCCGCGGCGAGGCGGACGGCTCCGGCCAGCGCGCGCAGCCACTCGCCGGCCGCCGTCTGCTCGCTGCGGTCGTCGCTGACCGCCTCGATGAACCGCGGCCGGAGCCAGCCCAGCGCATCCGCGGCGCCGGCGTGCCCCTCGCCGCCCATCCGCGCCAGCGCGTGCACGGCGTCGCGCATGACCTCGTGCCGGGCGCTAGCGCGCGCGGCGAGCTCGGCGGCCGCCGTCTGGGCGGTACGCAGCACGATGTCGCAGGCCGGCGAGGCGCGACACTTGTCGAGCCAGCTCCTCGAGGCGTCGTCGTCGAGCTCGGCGCCGTGGCGCCGCTCGCCGGCCCTGGCCAGCCCCTGCGCCCACGTCAAGGGGAGCTCGGCGAGCTCGTCGCGGCGCGGGATCGGATCGAACGCGGTACGTATCCGGGTGCCACCCGGCCAGACCCAGCCATACTCCGCGCCGTCGGCGTGCGGGTTGATCGACGGCCAGACGACGGCGTACCGGTGCCCGTACTGAATGATCTCTATGTTCGGGCCGGCCTCGCCCGGCCAGTGCACCGCGCCGGGGCCCTCGAGCTCGGCGAACTCGGCTGGCAGGCGATAGAGCCGAATGCCCGACACGCCGTCGTCGCGGGCTGAGCTCATCCACGTGTCCGGGAGCGGCCCGAACTGCTCGGCGAGCTCGGCGAGCGTCGCGGCGCCGCGCTTGTCGCCGTACGCGTCCACGTCCAGCCCGAGCACGCCGCGGGGCAGGCGGAGAGCGATGTTGCCGTGTCGCTCGGCGCCGTCGAGCCACGCCTGCAGGTCAGCCCAGGACGGCTCCGCACCGTCGTGTCCGGTCCATCCGGGCGGGGGTGGCCATTTCTGGCCCGGGGGGAGCGGTAGTACTTCCCGCCAGCCCAGCGACCAATACTGTTGCGCCGCGGCGCCGAACGGTCCGTTATCATCGACCATCGAGTCTGACCTCCGCAAGGGTTGCTCATGGGCGGGACCGCGGCGAGCGGTCCCGCTTGGCATGTCCGACGAGATCAGGCCACCGTACGCTCGTCGACCGCGTCCCAGTCCCCCCGGATGACGTCAAGCCCGCGGCGCAAGCACTCGCGAACGACGTCCGACGCGTTGATCCCGTGAGCCACCGCGTGGGGGTGGCGGAGCAACGTGTCCACTCTGGACATTGTTGTCTCATCCACCCATGCGTTGATCTTGAATGGGTATTTCACCCTGCCGTTACTCACGACATGTCGCCCTTTCCTCGATCACCAGTGGTGGGACCGTACCACGATGCTGGTACGCTGCCCAGCATGACGACACCCCATGAACCGAACCCCGACCACGCCTACTGTGATCAGGGGTGCGACGCGCCGGACTGCGCTCACACTCCGATGCTCGTCGAGGTACCCGACCCCATGCCGGTGTTCCCACTGAGGGCGAAGGACCGCCTCGCCCTCGCGACCATCGAGTTCTACCGCGCCGAGTGCGAGGCGCATGGCCTCACCGAGCAAGCGCGCGAGGTCGATGCGGCGATCGACGAGTGGGTCGCCTGGCAGGCGCGCAACCTCGATCAGATGAAGATGCCCGACCACAAGCATGTCCTGGCGCGGCCGGCGTGAGTCGACTCAGCGCCTCGCGGCGCGACCTGCGCGACACGCTGAGGGTTGCCGCCCGGCTGTACGCGGCTCGCGGCGACGGCGAGCGGGCAGCGTCCGCTCGATGGCGCGCAGCACGGGTCGACCGCCCGGTGCACCCGCCGCGGCTCACCCGTGATCACTACTGGCGGTGCGACGGCGGATGTGGTCGGTTCGCCAGCGAGCGGGAAGGCTGGGCATGCGAGGGGGATCATGACTGACGATGTCGAGGTGACCACCTGGGGCGACCTGTCGGCCGGCGATGTCGTGCTCGGTGTCGACAATCGGGCGTACTACCTCGCCCAGCGCGACGGCCGCACGTTCCACCTGCGCCACCCGGACGACCAGCGCGAGATTGTCGGAAATCCGCCACTGACCCAGAAAGTCATCCGTCTGCTCGCCGGCGAGACGACCTACGCCAGGCGCACGCTCGCGGCCGGTGGCATTGTGACCGAACTACTGTACGAAAGGGTGACGCGATGATCTCGACGGGTGATCGCTATCGTTGCTCCGAGGCACTTAGGCATGACCCAGGAAGGTCGGGAAATTGTCGCTGGTGTGGCAAGCGTTGCGACACGCCGGCGCTGCGCCCCGACCGCTACCCGGCCAGCGACACCAGCGACGCGTATCGCTACTTCTTTGATCCGGACTTTGGGTCCGACCGCATGGACGTGTACTGACGCGCCAATGCCCATCGCGTACCAGGATCGTGGTACGATCCGGCGCATGCATGATCCCGTCCGCCGGATCAGAATCCGGCTACTCGTGTTCACCGCGGCCATGATCGCAGCGACGATCATCGTCGCCGCGCTGGTCGGCCGGCGATGACCCGCGCCGAGCTCCGCGAGCTGGGCATCCTGGTGTCCTGTCTGGTCGCCGCGCTGGCGCTGGGCGCCGCGGCCGTCGCTACCTTCAGAAAGAAGGGATGATCATGACCCTTGCGGAACGCAAGCTCATCGCGCAGATCAATCACTGGGCTCGCCGGCACGGTTGGGAGCGGCGGGCCCGGCAGGCGTACCGCAACCCGACGCGGGATCTCACCGTGGCTTTCCCGTGCTGGTCGTCCGCCTATCAGTACTTCATCGGTGATGCCCTGGTCACGGTCGTTCGCGGACATGGCCATCAGGCGTCCACGTCCACGTACCCCGCGCGCAGCGTCACGGAGGCCGTGGACATCCTGGTGTCGGTCGGCGTCCTGCCGGAGCGCTTCCATTCGATCTACCGCGCGCTGATCGGCATGTTCGACGAGCACGCCGAGCGGGCGATGGCGTTGACCCGCGACGGCACCGCGATGCGCCCAGTTGCCGCCGTGCTCCGCGAGGCAAAGCTCTACCCCCGTCGATTTCGATGAAAGGATCATCATGACCGAAGAGAAGCGGCCGGCCGGTCACGTGCCGGCGCACGCCAAGAAACCGCCGACGTGGTTCGTGATCGGCTTTTCCGTGTTCATCGCGGTTGCCGTGGGCGGATGCCTCTACGGGTGCCTGGGAGTGATGCTGTGAGCGACGAGTTCGGCGCTCCCGCGGCGCGACCGAAGGACGCGGAGTACGACCGGTTTGGTCGGTACCTCCTACCCGACCCGGTAACCGGCGAGGTGACGTCGTACACCCGCGCGACCACGCTCGCCGGCACGCTCGATGACCGGTGGGCCCTCGAGGCGTGGAAGATGCGCATGGTGGCCCTGGGGCTGGGCAAGCGGCCGGACCTGCTCGCGCTCGTCGCGACCGCCCACGATCCGCACGACACGGACAAGTCGATGATCAATGACGCGTGTCAGCGCGCCCTCGAGGCGGCCGGTGGCACCGAGCGGCGTGACCTGGGTACCGCGCTGCACGCGCTGACACACTCGTACGACCGCGGCGATCCCGCGGTCGTCGAGCCAGGCCGTGTCGTCGAGTCGCTCCGGCCCGGCCTCGCGGCCTACGCCGCGGCGATGCGGACCTACGGCCTCGAGGTCGCGCCCGACTACGTCGAGCGCAAGACGGTTGTCCCGGGTTGGGGCGTCGCCGGCACGGTGGACCGGTGCATGGTCCGCGACACCGAGGGGAAAGTCCGCGTGCTCGACATCAAGACCGGGCGGACCCTCGAGTACTCCGAGGTGTACATCGCCATCCAGCTTGCGGTGTACCAGCGCGGGTTGGCCGAGGTCGGGGTGTTCGACGAGCAGGCGCGGCGCTGGGATCCGCTCCCGCCCGGCGTGAAGCTGGACGACGCCGTGGGGTACGTGATGCACCTGCCGGGCCGGGACCCGAAGGCCGGGCAGGAGCTCGAGCCGACGCTGTACATGGTCGACCTGACTCGCGGCCGCGCGCTCGTCGAGCTCGCGCTCGACGTCCGGGGCAAGCGCAAGACGAAGGGTCTGCTCGCCCCCCTCCATCAGCCCGCGGCCAGCGCGCAACAGGTTGCCGACCGCCCGCCGGTACCGCCCGCGGACGTCGAGCTCGTCGAGCCGGTTCGGGACGTGACGGAAGCGGAACTTGCGCAGATGGCGTACGGCGGCCGGGCGCCCGACGTGGTGGTACGCGAGGCTGAGGCGATGCTCGAGGCCATCGCGGAAATCCGCGCGGCGGGCACGCTCGGCGAGCTGTCCAAGCTCTGGCGGAGGTACTCCGGGGCTGGCCTCTGGCATGGTGCCGTCGAGCAGGCGGGTATCGACCGCGGCCGGGAGATCGAGGCGGAGACCGCCCGCGCGGCAGAGGCCGCGGCGCCGTGCTCGTGCGGGCCCGGTCAGTACTGCCACCGGTCCGACTGCAAGAGCATCGACGCCAGCGCGCTTCCCGACGTCCGCTCGCTCCTCGAGCTCGTCGCCCTGGCCAACTCCCGCGAGGAGCTCTCCGCGCTCTGGCAGCTGTGCCAGCCTGGCGGACTCCGCGAGGGGGAGTGGACGGCGGAAGTTCACGCGGCCGGCCTCGCTCGCCGCGCCCAGCTCGACGACACGGGAGCCGCCTAGCCGTTTCACGTGAAACCAACCGTGTGACCTATATCACAAAAATAACACGCGCCGGAGCTTGTGGGGGTTGCCTACACGCACCGGCGCGTGTACACTTAGGGGTGCAAGCACAACTAAAGAAAGTCCGGCCGGCACTCGGCGAAGCGCGATGATCTGAGGGGGGACCTCAGGGAGCGGCCAGAGTGAGGACAAAGACCCACCAGCACAGACCAGCACTACCCCACGGGCGCGTCCGGTGACGGCGCGAGTTCGGGCAGGGTTCGAATACCACCGTCAGCCCCGACGCCTGGCCAGCTCGACACTGGCAGCGCCCACGCAAGCAAGATCCCCCCACGGAAGGAACGGATCATGAACGAGCCGATCGAGGCGCACGTCCAGCTCAGCATCACCCACATCGAGGGCTCCGGCCCCGTGGTCGACAGCCCGGCCCACGTCAGGGCCTGGCTGGTGGCGGACGGCATGTGGACCGGCTACGCGGTCAACGGATTCGAGTTCGACGTGTGCACGACACACGCCGATCCGGTCGCCTGCCCCGACTGCGAGCACGACGGATGTAGCGGCCCCTTCGCCAAGTACCTTGCGAAGATCGTCGGGGTGGAGGACGCGAGCCCGGTCGCCGGTGCGCGGTGCACCCGGCCGGACTGCCCGAACGCCTGGGCGGAGCACGACGCCCACGACGAGCGCTGAACGGTTTGGAGCGGCGCCGGCCACGGCCGGCGCCCATCCTGGCGGCTCAGCTGCCACGTCTACCGACCCCAAGACGTTAACCAGGGGAAGTGGCCGCACCGAGCACGAATGCCGGGTGCTAGGGATTCCGCCGAAACTGGATAGCCCGACCGTGAGCGAAGTCACGAGTAAGAGCGCCACTGACAAAGGCGCGCGGTTGCCGGACCCGCGGAGAAAAAACCGGCACATTCCCGCCAGCCACGGAGCACGGCGCGATCCTCCGCGGGACGCGCCGACCGGGTTCGAGACCTGGGGCGGGAGCGCTTGCCTACACGCACACTCGCGTGTACAATTCACGGCACGACCTCCCCCCACGGAAGGACAAGATCATGAGCGCACGTAGCGACCTGAACGACTTTCTCCACCACCGCGGCCAGGCTCACCGGATCGACGAGATTCTGAGGGCGTACCGCGACGGCATGCTGACCTACTGGCTGGATCAGCACGGGCTGAACCACTTGGCGGACACGGACCTCCCGCACCTGCTCATGCTCGCGCACGCCGACGAGCAGTACGAGCAGTGCCGGCGCTGGCGCGACCTGCTCCGCGCCGCGGGCTACACGGTGCGCTTCAGCCACATCGACGAGCCGGCCCCGTTCGATCGCGAGTGGACGGCCTACGAGATCGACGCCGAGGGCGTCGAGCGCCAGCTCGCCACGTTCGACATCGACGGGTGCGGCGCCAGCTGGCACGGGCCGGACGACCTCTGGCTCGACGTGATCGGCCCGAGCGAGGGCGTCACCAATTGATCAGCTTCGGGCGGGGCCGGTACGCCGGCCCTCACCGTGGAAGATCAATCCCCCCACGGAAGGAAATGATCATGAGCAACTGGTATCTATGCGGGACGTGTGGCCGCGAGTTTCTCAACTACAACACTCCTCCGCGCGTCAACAATCAGTCGGCGTGCGAGGACTGCGACAACGCCACCCGTAACGGCGTCGACCGCGCGAGCCACCTCGCGTACCCGGGACTGAAGTCCTACCTCGCCAAGCGGTTCCGCCCGCTCAGCGTGGGCGACCACATCCACATGTCCGGCGAGCTGGACCCGTGGCGCTGCGATGAGGACTGCCACCGCGTCTGGTCGATGCTGCCCGGTCAGAGTCGCGTCAACCTGGTCAACCACCGGGGCCAGATGTCCACCCTCAGCTACGGGCTGGCCGCGGGGCTCCGCGTCGAGCGCACCGAGCGTGTGTCATGACCGGCCACTACTTGAAAACGAAAGGATTTTCGTCATGAACCCAGACGACGGCTGTCGGCACTGCGGTACAACCGACAGCACCCACCTATCCGACTGCCCGAGCCGGCGTCGCGAGCTGGCCGGCGCCGGCCCCCGACCGAAGAGTGCCCGCGGGGCACCGTGCGACGTGTGCGAAGGGCCGTGTCGATACGGCCACTGCGCCGAGTGCGGCGGTCACAGCGAACACAACTGGGGCTGTCCGCAGACCGCCACGGGGGAGCGTGCGTCATGACCGGCCAGCGCACACCGCGGCGGGCGTGGCTCCGGAAGCTCCGCGATGAGGTGCTCAGCCTGCGGTTCGAGGTCAACCGATGGGACTGCCGCGGCACCGTGTACCTCGAGCCGGCCGAACGGACCGACCCGCGCATCTACCTACGCAAGCGCGAGCCGCACGAGTATCCGGAAAATAGCGTCAAGGCGCTGCGCGCGTCCGCCTCAAATCTGCGCGGCATCGCCTGGCGATTGAATGATCTCGCCAACGCGATGGACCGCCACTGCGCCGAGCTCGATCGGCAGGCCGCGCGGAGGAGTGTGGACGGCTGAGCTTGGGTACCCTCTGTGGTCGGGATATCCCGACCACAGAAAGGTACTCGATCATGACCGACGAGAAGCCGGACGCTGAGATCACCACGAGCGTCAGCCCGCAGGGTCCCGACACCGAGGGCACCGAGCTCGTTTCCACCACGCCCGCGTGGGTCGACGAGCGCCGCGAGACCGAGGACACGCCGGACGACTCGATGAAAGCGCGTACGAGCGCCGAATTCGAGAAGCTCGATGACGCGGAGCGCACCCGCGCCGGCCTGCCGACGCTGGCGCAGGAGCGCGAGGCAATCCAGGACGCCGGCAACTAGCCAGCGCCTACGGCTCGCGAGGCGGGCCCGTACTCCGCTTCCCCGGAGCGCGGGCCCGCCTCGCGTCTACCCCGAGAGGTCCCCCCATGTCTGATCACCTCCCCCACATCCCACCCCCGCCGCGCGGCTGGTGGCTCGCGCTCGTCGTGATCATTGTCGTGGTCGCGATCATCGTGATCGTGAGCTCGCGGTGAACGCGCGCACCCGCGTGCGCCTGGGACTCGTGGCCTTCGCCATCGCCGCGGTCGTAGCGGTCGTGGCCAGCGCGCAGTACACCGCCAACCACGCGGACGACGAGCACGGCGCCCGGCCGGCGCCCACGCCCAGCCCCGACGCTGCGGACTACCTGATTGTCGTCAAGATCACCCCTCAGCCGCGGCGCGTAGACCGCCCGGTGCTGGTGTCGATCGTGGTCGGCGGTGTCACCCTGCCGCCGGCTCCGCCGAACGGCTCAGCGCCGCACCTGCGCGGCTTCACGGAGACCGTATTCGGGACCATGGCGACGTCGATCGTGGTCACCGTGCAGCAGACCGAGCGCCAGCGCGAGCCGTACGGCGTGCGCTGCGAGCTGTACCGCGCGCCGACCGGGCGCCCGCAGTCGCTCGTACAGGTAGCCGAAACCGCCGGCGCTGCCACGATCAAATGCGCGACCGAGAATGCCCGCTGACCGGAGGAGACCATGGAATACGACACCCCCGACGGCCTCAGCCGACCGCTGTACATCGCCCAGGCGGCCGCGGCGTACGGCGTCACGGAGAAGCACTGGCGTTGGCTGGTGAGCAACGACAAGGGTCCCGCGCCGGACCTGTATGACTGGGAGGGCCGGCCGCGCTGGTGGCTGACCACCGTACGGGACTGGCCGTACTACCCGCCTCGCCGGCCGCCACGCCGCGCTCGTCGCGACCCTGCAGGGGTTGCAGGGGGGTAGGATCCTGGTACAGTCGCAGACGAGCCGCACCGGTCACCGAACCGGCCAGGACTCGGCTACGGAACCAAAATGCACTACCGGTACCGCGAGCCACGGGATGGACAGTGGCACGAGCCAGGGCATGTCTTAGATTGCCGCGAGCTCGGGGGCGGGGGTTCGACTCCCCTCGGTACCACGGAGGCCAGGCGCCTCTAGAAATACGGCACGGCGGGTCGCGCCGCACGGCCGGGCATCAAGTCACGAGGTGTGCGGCGCACAGGATTCCTGGGCCGTGCTCGGCGGAGTTGCGGCAGGGAATCCGGGGCGGGGTTCAACTCCCCGCGTGACTGCGAACGTACGGCGTCCGGTGGGCACACTGCACACGCACGCGCCCAGAGATGGCCGGGCGCCGTACGCTCACCATCACCACAACCGATCATCGACAACCGAAATGAGGAGCTCGTGACCGATCCCTTCGCCCGCGGCCCCGCCGCGGCTACCACGCCCGCGCCGGCACCCGTCCAGACTCAGCCCGCCTCGCCGGCGAACGCCGGCGCCCCAGACCCGTTCGGCGGGCCCGCGCCGCGAGGCGACCGACCCAAGATGCGCGACCTGTACGGTCGTCTGGTGTTGATCATGCCGAAGAAGCTCGAGCTCGGCGTGGCCACGAAGTGGCGCGATCCGGTGACCCAGGAGGTCAAGCGGCAGGACCGGCTGACCATGGACATCGTCGTGCTCGACGGCGGTCCGCTCGCCTACGGAGGTGACCCGACGGCCGTCCCGCCGGTGCCACACAACAAGTCCGCTGAGGTGCCGGTGCGCTTCGACGGTATGTACGACTCGCACACCGGGATCATCAGCCAGACCCGCGACGCGCTGGCCAACTTCCAGCGCCAGGCGGCCGGCCAGCAGCTCCGGCAGGGTGAGACGACGATGGTCCTGGGCAGGGTCACGGTCGGCGAGAAGTCCGGTGAGAACAAGGCGCCATTCATCCTCGAGCCGGCCAACGAGCAGGACATCGCGCGCGCCCGCGCATGGGTCCAGGCCAACCACCGGGACCCGTTCGGTAACGCGTGAGGCGAAACGCCCTTACCCGTTACGCGTATCGCGTAACAACCCCGGACGCCCCGGCCAGGTACCGGCGAGAGTGCCTGCCTGGCCGGGCGCGGGGGCAACCGACTCCCCCACGGAGAGAGGAAACGATCATGTGGTACACGATCATGATTACTCTGGCGATCATGGCCGGGCTGGGCGGTCTCGTCGCGCTGGGCCTGTACGGCGCCGCACGCCTCGCCCGCCGGAGCGGCGATCACCCGACCGCCGCGGACCTGCCGACCGCCGAGCTCCGCGCGGGCTGGCTCGACGACGTGACCGCGGAGCGGCACTGGTTCGACGTCACCCTGCGCCACGACCTGCAGGCTCTCGCGGAGACTGAACGAGCGTTTAGGGCGAGCATGGACAAGTGGTTCGAAGGCAAGCTTCGCGCGCTGGGCATGGCGCCGGCTGAGGACAACTGGGCGCGGCTCGCCGCGGGGATGGCGGCCGCGTGATGGACGGCATCGACCCGGGCGCCCTCGGCTACCTCGTGGTGATCATCATCGCCGCGATCCTGTGCGCGATCGGTGCGAGCGGGGGAACATCACGATGAGACCGGTCAAGATTTCCCACGTCGTGCTGCTCTGCGTTCTGCTGTGCGGGCTGCTGGCGGTCGCGTTCGCCCCCCCGCCTACCCGCGCGCACCCGCTCAACGGGACCCGCAACGCGACCCAGCTCGAGCAACTCCACCACGAGCTCGACAACACCCGCCAGCTTCTCGCCGCGTGCGCCGGCCAACCGCGCGATACGTGGCCATGCTCGGCGCTCGAGGAGGTATCACGGTGAAGTGGCGAGTCGTCCTCACGGACAGCGAAGACTTGACCGGGATCGCTCCGGAGTGTCCGCGAGCGACAGAGCCGGAGGGGCCCCACGATATAGACCGCGACGAGCCGGACCTGACAGCTCGATACGACGAGCACGGGGTGTACGACTGCTGCCCGCACCCGCATATCGAGTGCTGGTCGCCGTTGGCCGCGGAGCTCGCCGCCAACGGGCTAACCGGGTCCGACGCGGAGCCGTGCTCATGAGCACGGCCCGATACTGGCAGCCGCCGGCCGATCCGACACTCCGCCTCTGGTGGGAGCGCGGCGCGCAGAGCGAGGTCGCGTGCGAGCTTAAGGGCGTGAACGACGACGGGCGTCAGGTGCTCGACTACGTCCGAGTGCTCGCCCAGACCCGCCAATGGACGTCCGAGGAGTACGCCGCGGTGACCGCGTACGTCTTCACGCACGGTTGGCGGGCACGGCTCCGACTGGTGTGGTCAATCCTGCGTGACCGCCCGCCGCGGTGTACGGCGCAGCGATGAGCGTGAGCGCGTTCCGCAAGTGCCCCGGGTGCGCCCGCGGGATGCTCTCCGGCATCGACAAGATTTGCTGTCGGTCGTGTTGGCACCGCCTGCCCTGGAAGTTGCGCTACGAGCTCATCCAGGGATGGAACGCGATCATGCTCGAGCGCCGCGGAGCGCTGGCTCAGCACGCCCGGAACAAGCTCGCTGCCCTCGAGTGGTGGGAAAGGAACTACCGATGAATAGTTCGCGCAAGCCCGACCTCGCCCGCGTGGTGCGCGGCCGGATGGTGCATGTCTACCGGCGCCGCGGGTTCGTCGAGGCGCTCGTGTACGCCGGGCCAGTCGCCGAGGGTGAGCCGCTCGCCGAATGGGAGATGCCCAACCAGCTGAGGTACAACCTTGACGCCGTCGCCCTGACCGCGGAAGCGCAGACGGAGCCCACAACCGCGGCGTCTGCGGCCTTGCCGGCGGAGGGGATTACCAGTGCATAGCCAGCCATCCATCCCCGGAGCGCGGGTACTCGAGTTCACCGCGTACGGGCGGCCGGCTCCGCAGGGGAGCAAGAGCCGCGGCGCGACCGGGCAGATGCGGGAGTCGAGCGAGTACCTCGCGAACTGGCGCGAGGCGGTCAGGCTCGCGGCCGCGCGCGCGCGCATCGCGCAGGGGTGGACGCTGGCCGAGGGGCCGTGCCAACTCGACCTGATCGTCTACGTCAAGCGGCCGGCGCGCCCGGCGTCGCACTGCGAGCTGTACCCCGCGGGGCCGCCGGACCTCGACAAGTACGCCCGCGCGGTCAGTGACGCGCTCACGCTCGCTGGCGTGTGGCGAGACGATTCCCGTTGGGTCATCAGCGGGATCTTGAAGAAGTGGTACGCCGGGCAGGCTGGCGCACCGGCCGATCCGGGCGCCTGGATTCGGGTGTCCGAAATACCGAAAGGTGTATTGATTTGACCACCTACTACCGTGTCGTCCTCGAGCGGGTCGACGAGAGCAACCCCGACACCGCGGCCAACACGACCACGCTCGCCGAGCTCGCCGGCTCCGCGGAGTTCGTGGCGTCTGGCGTCGGCAGCCTGGCCCGCGAGCTGCAGCGCGACGCCAACCCTGCCGGCGACGCTGTCCGCTTGCAGCCACCGGCGACCGCGGCCGTCAACCCCGACAGGCCGCGGCGCGGCCGCCCGCCGAAGGATCGCACCGTCGAGCAGGCGCCGGCCGCCTCGCCGGCCGCGGAGCCCGCGGCCGCGCCGGCAACGGACGAAGATCCATTTAAGTAGCGTGCTACTCTGACCGGGTAGCAGTACGGCGGTATGCATCACCTTGATCCTTTGGTCCGTGGGGGACCCCCGAACGGCCCGAGCTCACATGCTGGGAGCTCGGGCCGTTCACTGTCTCCGGCCAGGGGTGCCCCGCGCGCCCGCCGTACGCGCCGCTGACGCCACGAGGGCCCACACGCCCAGTGGCGTATAGGCCCTCGTTCGGGGGCGGGAGGGAAAGGCTCAGGGCTTGGGTGGCGTCGCGGCCAGCGCGGGCAGCCACTTCTGTATCCAGAGGTTAACCGTGGGGATGGCGAGTACCCGCGTGACGCCGGCGACGACACCGAGGAATCCGACCGCCCAGGCGTACCCGCCCAGCCCGAGCTCGTCGACCACCTGGGGCATGATCGGCAACATGGCCAACACAACCGCCACGCCGGTGCGCAGGGTCGCCCGCCAAGGGTGCCGGACCTGGGTCGGGGTTACTGGTCTGATCGCCTGATCGGTCATTTACGCTCTCCCATCGTCGTCCTGGGCGGAGCGTACCTGCTCGATGATCTGGCGTTCGAACGCGCGCGCGGCGCGCGCCTGCCGGCGAGTCTGGACGAGCAGCACCAGCCGCCAGGCGAAGACGCCCGCGGCGACGACCTCGACGACCGCGGACGGCCAGAGGGAAATCCCTGACAGGGTGAACGCGATGGGCTGGATTACCCCGATGCCGGTCGCCACCACCAGGTGCCAGGAAACCTGAGGGTCGGGCGACTTGCGCGGGTCGCCGTAGATCAGAATGAATGCGACACCGAAAACGATCAACGCGAACCACGCCAACAAAATGATCATGCCGGCCACGCCCACGACTTCACGCTCCCATTGCTCGGCGTACCCGTTCCGCGAACACGTCGGGCGGCAGCTGGGCCAGACGCTCCGCGGCGCGCTCGATCGTCGGCGTCTGCCGGCGCGCGACCTCAAGCTTCAGCTCTTGCTCGCGACGCTCCGCGGCCGCCTGCTCGTCCTCACCACGATGCCGCGCCCGATCCCAGGGCCACCGCATTACACCACCGGCTCCCGTGCCCGGTCGTCACGCACTCCCCCGCGCAAGAGGATACCCATCTGCTCCTCCCGGAGGTCGGCGCGTCGCTCCGCGGCCTCTGCGCGTGCCCGCGCATCATCTGCTCGACGTCGTTCCGCGGCGATCGCGCCGACGTGCAGCTTGTAGAACACGCCGGCGATGACCGCGGCCAACCCGCTCTGAGCGAAGAGCGGCAGGAGTTCGGCGAGGGTCAACTTGTGGGCTGCAGCGCGGCGGCCGCGGCATCCGCACCGCCGTCCCCGAACGCGGAGACGACCTTGCTCGTGTCCTGTCCGACGTGCTCACGGAGCTCGGCGAGAGCGCGGTTCAGTACGACCGTGAAGGCCGCGACGTCAGCACTGCCGCCGGCCGCCTCGAGCATGGTCTTGATCTCGGCCACCGAGGTCTCGAGCGCGGCGAGCCGCTCGCCCTGCGCGGCGACCCCGTGCTCCGTCTTGATCACGTGATCTTGCATGTTGTATGCGGTGCCGTCCGGCCCGACCGGAGCCCGGAAGAGCTCCCAGACGCCCTGCGCCACCCGGCGTACGTCGTCGTCAGTGATCGTCATGCTGTCTCCCGTTGGGTCATAGAGCGCCGCGGCGACGGTCCACTTGACGTTGAGGTCCGCGTCCGACCGGCCGCTGATGTGGATGTGTTCGCGGTCGGTACTCGAGCGCGTCTCGTGGCTGGGCGTCCAGCGCTCCTGCCGGCAGACCCCACCCTCATCCGTCCAGTTGAGGTACTTGATCCATTCGGTGCCCGGCCGGCCGGCCGTCTTGTCGGCGATGATCCGACGAGCGAGGTTGGCGAGCTCGTGCCGTGCCGCCCAGCTGGCCCGCGCCGCGGCCGTGCTGCCCTTCGGCATGATGTCGAGCGCCCGCGCATTCCAGCGCGCGTTAGTGCCCGGCCAGCCGGTCACGCTGTACGGCGTGTGATCTTCCGGCGGTTCGTCGATCTGGTGGGCGTAGTCGGGGTAATCCCAGACCGTGAACCCCCGGGCCCTCAGCGTGCGCTGCAGGGCCCGCGCGGGCGGGATCAGCGTGTACGGCGAGCCGGCAGCGATCCAGTCCCGAAACCCGGAGCTGGCCACGACTCAGCCGACCGCTACCGCAGTGACCGGGCGGACCTCGACCTCGCGGCCGTCCGGCAGGTGCGACATCACACCGGGCACAAACCCGACGCTCGGGCCCGCCCACCACGAGCGCGAGGCGGTCAGCTCGACGTCGTCCGGGAGACCCGCGGCCGCGCGCACCCGCGCCAGCGCGTCGGCCAGCTCGACGCCGTGACCATCGATCAGGTACAGGCCGTCGTCGATCTTCTCAACGCTCACGTCATCCGGCATTGATCCTCCACGCTCGCAGGCTGGAGCCAGCGTATACGGTCGTGGTCCCCGACGCGGAGACCTGGGCGATGAGCAGCCGGAAGGCGCCGGCGCCCGCGGTCAGCACCCGCCCGGACATGCGCGCCACGCGGACCCCCGTGGTCGGCGTGAAGTTCAGATCTGTGTCCAGCGCGGAGAAGAATGCCGCGGTGTCGTCCACGCCGACCAGCGAACCGGTCGCCCCGGTTGGGCTGTCGACAAACACCTTCAGCCGTCCGGCGGACGGGCCGTAATTCAAGACGATCTCATAGCCGTAGTCCACGCTGGCCGCGAGGTTCACCGTCAGGTGCGGGTCGGGATCGAGGCTGGTGTCCGCGACGATCGCGGTGTCGAGCGTCTTGACCGCGATGAGCGCGGCCAGCGCGTTCAGCCGCGCGGGCGTGAGCCGTTGCATCGATCGGATGAGACCCAACGGTCAACCCTCCTACAGCGCGGCGTACGCGGGGTCCCAGGCGTCGACCGGGCTCCCCGCGTCGTGTGATCGTACGACGCCGTTCACCGCTCGGGCGGTGAACGTCAGCGTCTGGGGCGAGGCGGCTCCGGCGACCGCGGACAAGGTGATCCGCTCGCCATTGATCGCGATGTCCACCGGGTAGTCCGCGGCATCCGTCGACCAGAGGTCGCCGCTCGTCGACAGCTGAGCGCTGAGGTCGTTCGCGTCGATGCCCGCGGTCAGCGCGGCGCCGTCGCTGGCCACCACCTGATCGCCGTCCGCTTCCGCCACAAACCACGGGGCGGCCGGTACGCAGTTGATCGTTACCGACCAGTCGCGCTCCGGGTGCGGTGTCTGGGTAGCGCCGAGCAACATCAGCAGTGCGGTGTCGCCGCCCGTCTCCGGCGGTAGCCCGCGGAGTTCGATCAGGTCGCCCCGCTTGCAGGCCAGCCATGGCGTGATGAGCTCGGGCGAGCCGGCGAGATTGATCTCGATGACCGGCCAGCTCATCGCCGCGACGGTCCCCTGCCGCACGAACCATTCGGCGTAGTCGGCGAGCCGCGAATCATCAGCCAGACGGAGCGTGACGGTCCCGGCGTCGTACGGCCCGGACCTCGCGATGGACTCCTCGTTCTCCGCGACAGCCGAGGAGCCGCCCTCGCGGTTCACCCGCGCCCGGTTGCGGAGCCGCTGGTCGTCGTCAACCGGTTGGGGGGACTCGCCGCGGAGGTGGTCCTGCTCGATGTCGAGGACGAGCGCCGCGCTTTGATTGAAGAGCAGCTGTCGCGGCGTGTACCGGAATCCGAAACGGTACTCCGCGAGAATCCCCTGCTCCGCGCGGACCGTCTCGGCGATCAGGTCCGCGGTCGTCGCGTCGGGCTGGCTGCCCATGACGGTCGGCTCGATCCACGTCAGGTCATCGATCCACGCGGCATCTTCGCCGGCCGCCGTGCCGGCGCTCTTCGTGTACCGGAAGGTGACCGTGCTCGCCTGGCTGACGTCCAGGCTGAACCGCGCCCAGCCAATCTCGCCGCTCTTCTCGACCGCGAGCACGCCGTCCACCAGGATCCGGAAGAAATCGGCGCCCTCCTCGCTCGACACCGAGTACCAGCCCGACAGGGTGACCGCCTCGGTGGGCACTGTGAGCACAGCGTCAGAGGTCGCACTGTTGCCGATCGCCGCGCTCCGGTACGCCCACTGACCGGAGCGGGTGGGCGAGGTGTTGTCCCGCGCCCAGGTCCCGGTAAAGGTCATCGACAGGTCGCTCGACTCGAAACCCTCGACGCCATCGACCGTGATCGGAATGCCGTTCTCTCCGCATATCCGGATCAGTCGATCATGCGCGAACTCGAATATCCATGCGCTGGTCTGGTGCGGCTCGCGCTCCCCGCTGAGCGGGCGGGTCGCGTCGCGCTCGATGAGATTCCAGATCTCAGGGTGACTCACGGTGAGTCCCGCGCCTGGCTCAAGCGAGGCGGGATTTCCGGTGAACCGGGACGGCCGGCCCAGGGTGCCGGCGACGCTCGCGCTGTCCTCGTACACCCGTCCCGGCTGACTTTTCAGCATGAGCACAAAGTCGATATTGCCGCCGTTCTGTCGAGCGTCGAGACGGTACTCGATAACCTCGATGAATTGAATTGTCGCAACCTCGACAAGTGTGGTCGGGCTGTATGCGGAGTTGTAGCCGATTATCGCGGTGTCGCCCGACGGTTGCTCGAGCACGAAATCGATCCGGATGTACGTCCCGCCGGCTATGTCGATGGACGCGAGGATGCACGTCTCGTCGAATCCGAAGGTGTACAGGCCACCGAAGAAACGGACACTCCACTCGACCGGGCTGGACGTGCCGGCGCGTACCGCTCCGCCAATCTGACCACCGTTACGTAGATCCGGAATGGCCTTCGTGCCGCGCCTCGAGGCGGCACCGGGAGACGTGGACGGGTCGAGTGCGGCGAAGTCGACATCGCCCGCGGGTAGCGCGGGCGGGCGCCCGGGTACCGCGCTGGCCACAGTCGTCGAGTCACCTTCGTCCTCGCACGGCCAGTAGTCGAGCAGGCCGTACCCGACCCGCCGGAGCGAGGTGACGTGCCGCCGGATCGGACTGTGGTCGGGGGGCGTGCCCTGCCGGAGCCGATCGAGTACGCCGCGGACCGCGATGGGGGAGTTGATATCCGCCATCGAGCGGTCCCAGCGCAGGGGCCACGTGCTGACGAAACCGGCGAAGAGCACGGCGGGGTCCGCGCCGCTGTCGGTCGGATCCTCGATCTCCATTAGAAACGGCGTGTTGGTTCCGATGAGTCCGAAGTACGGGCCCATCGGGTTACGCGGGATCAGCGCTCCGTCGCGGTTGTTGAGCGTCGGGGAGAGGTGTCCGGCGTCGAGCGTGTCGGTCTGGTCGGGCTGCCCGGTGGTGATCGGGGTATTCGAGCTGAGCCGCCAGCGACCGGTGATGTCCTCGTACAGGCCGGACCAGGTGTCAGGATCCGCAGTGATGTCCGCGCCGGGGGCGACCTTCATCGTGATCACAAACCGCCGGCTCACGACGTCCTCACCACCAGGTCGGGATTGTGCCGCAAGAGGTCACGGAAGAACCGCTTGAAAGCCTCGTCCGCGCCCGTGAGGTCGATGACGAGCGGGTCGCGCTCGTCGCCGCGGGCGGAGTCGAGCGGCGTGACGCGGGCGCCCTTGGGTAGGTCGATGACCTCGCCGCCGCGGTTGTTGCGGTCAGCGACGATCGCCGCACCGCCGGCCCTGATCCGGCCGCCGTGCTGCAGCTGAGGCAGCTGAGGCATGCTGAAGCCCTTGCCGCCCAGCCCCGGTACCCAGCTGGGCACGGAGAAGCTGAGCTTTCCGACGGTTCGGTTCCAGAACCCCGTGATCGCATTGAAGCCGGCGCGGAACGGCGCGGAGATCACGGTGGCCACGTTCGCCAGCGCGGCCTTCGCGCGCCCGGGTACCGCGGCGATGGCGTCGCCCAGCGCGGTCAGCTTGCCGTCGACCCAGCGCCAGGCCGCGGTCGCTCCGTCCTTGACCATTTTCCACATGCCAGTCCAGTATCCGACAACCGCCTTCAGTCCCGCGGCGAGGTTGTCGAATACGAACTTGTAGTACCCCATGAACCAGTCCCAGACGGCTTTAGCGACCGCCTTGATGAATCCCCAGCTGGCGCCCCACACGGTCTGGAAGAATTTGGTCTTTGTCGCGATCAGCACTATTGCCGCGATGAGCAAAAGGATTCCGGCGACAATCCACGTAATCGGCGAGGTCCAGAGTGCGAGATTCATCACAATCTGAATTGCCGCCCAGATCTTCATCGCAGTCGTGATCGCGTAGATAGCCGTCGCGAATGCGGCGAGGCCGGTCACGATCGGGACTACCCAGCTGCTATTCCTCTGCAACCATCCGAACGTCTTCTCCATATACGGGACCGCGGCGGCCAGCTTCTCGATGAGCGCCTGCTGAACACTGCGCTTGAAACTCTCAAGGGTTGTCTTCGCATTCTTGTTCAGCGTGTCCGACATGCGATCGGTCGCGCCCTTGACGTCCTTCAGCGCGTTCTCTCCCGCGTCCAGCCCCGCGAGGAACTTCGGGATCTCCGATACCGAGAGATCCTCGAGCGGCGTGCCGAAGAGCGCGAGTGCCGCCTGGCTCTGGGCAACCGGGTCTTTAATCTTGAGGAGACCCGCAATGATCATGTCGAATGCTTCGGCGCCGGCCTCGCCACCCTTGAGGAGCTCCGCGGCCATCTTCTGCTGGCTCATGCCGAGGATGTCGAATCCGACCTTGCTCGCGGTCGACATGTCGGTTGCGCGGATCGTGAATTCCTTCAGCGCGTCACCGGTCTTGTCGATTCCGTACATACCCTTTTCGGCGCCCTTGACCAGGAGCGAGAAAGCACGATTGCCCTGTACGCCTATCTTGGACAGGAATGGGCCGTACTCGTCGAGCGCGTCGAGCAGGTCGTCCCGCACCGCCGCGGGGACCTTGCCCAGCGCGACCGTGAGTAGATCCATGCCGTACTGAACGTCCTTCACCAGCCCCGACTTGACGAGCTGGCCAACGATTTGCGCGGCACGCGGCACGTCGATGCCGAACGCGGTAGCAAGATCCATGACGTCGGTCGTCATCGCCTTGATGTCGTCCGACCCCTTGGCCCGGAGACCGTCGATCGACGTGAGCACAGCGCCAACCGCTTCAGTGACCGACTCCATCGAGTCGCCCCACGCCCCGGCGTACACGTCGCCGGCAATCTTGCCGAGCTTGGCGGCTTCGTCGGGCGCCGCGCCGAGCGAGGCGGACAGCTTGTCCGTGACCGCCTCTTGATCCATGCCGCCCAACACGCCCGCCGTGAGGGCCACAGCGACCGCGGCGCCGGCGACCGCGGCCGTCTTCTGCATGGCGCCCCAGGTCTTCTCCAGCTTCTTCTCAACCTGCTTCGCGCCCTTGTCCGCGCCGGACGGGTCGATGCCGAGCTTGATGATCAGATCATCGAGAACCGACATGACCCTCCCCCTCCGCGCTCGTCCCCGTGCTCGGTGCCCGGCGCTGGCCGCGGCGCGTCTGACGCTCGGCGGCTGCCTGGAATCCACGGAGCATCCGGAGCTGCTCCTCGGGAGTCTGCTCGCGGCGAGCCTTCGCCAGGCGGCTTCCCTCCGGATCCCAGTCATACATGAAATCTTCGGGTTTGAGCGGTCTGCCCTTTCTGCCTCGCAGTGCGCTAACGATGCTGGCCGTCATCCGCCCGAAGAGCAGATCATCGCGTTCCGGTCCGACCGGGCCGGCGACCCGCTCGTATGCCACCCATTCGGTCAGCTCCCGCGAATCGATCCGGGCGAGCAGCTCGCCGACCGTGCAACCCAGGGCTAGGGCAAGTCGGAAGTAGATTCGTCGCCCTGGGTCTCGCCGAAATCCTCGGTGATCTTTTTCACATCGTCGTCCGTGAGGCCGGCAATGTCGCGGCAGGCGTCGAACAGACGATCGAGCGGTTTGGCATTCTTCGCGCTCAGCGCACGGAGATCCTCCGCGGTGAACAACGGCCGGCCGTCGTCGCCCACGGCGCACATGACGATCAGCTTCGCCCGCGCGTGGCGCAGGTTCATCTGACGATCGTTGCCCCGTTGCTCGATGAGCGACTGCTCGTAGGCGTCGCGCTGCAGTCCGGTGATTGACCGGATCTTGACAGTGCCGCCCCACTCAGGGCAGTCGACCTCGCCGAATGTCCGGTCTTCCGCGGCGAGGATCGCCTCGCGGGTCAGGTTGGCCATGGGTTAGCTGCTACCTCCGGTCGCGGTGAGCACTGGCTTGCCGGTCACCTTGACCGTGAGCGAGCGGCTCATCTTGTCGTCGTACGGGAACTCGTCACCGAGCTCGGTCAGGACGCCGGCGAAGTCCCAGGTGTACTCGTCGATCGTGTCCGGCAGGATCACGACCTGGTAGTTCCGGGGATCGACGTCCATGAAATCCCCATCGAGATCATGAGTAGTCTCGGTGGGGTCGTAGTTGATCTCTAGTGTGACCTCGCCGCCGTTCTTCAGCCCGCCCAGGAATTCCATGTAGGCGTCCGCGCTGTCGTGCGCGGTGACGTCGATCGTCTCGCGGGTGCGGTTCGGCCCGGAGATCGTCTGAACGTTGGCAATCGTGGTGAAGAGCTCGGTCGGCGTGGCACCGTTGCCGCGCCGGAACTGGGTTCCAAAGGCGTCGCGTCCGGACATGTGTCCTACCCCTCAATCTGCGCGGTCACGATGCGGTACCGCTGTACATGATGCCGTATATCCGGATCAGGATCGCCCATCGACTGGTCAAACTCCTGCCGCGAGCTGACACACCGGTGCCCGGAGCCGGCCATCAGCGCGGTCAGCGCGTCGGGCTGATGGTCGAGCAGCTCGCCCGCCCGCTCGGCGATGCGCTGGCCCTGCTGGTTACCGCGCGTCTTTGACCAGACGTGCAGAGTGAGGGTGATCGTCCGGCCGAAACTACCGTGATCATTGTCCTCGGTGGACAGCATGTCGCCCAGCGTCCCGTATGGGTGGGTCTGGCCCTCCGGTACTTCGTCGAACCACGCCGCGGAGCCGCCCAGCCCACCGGGCGCCAGCTCGATCATTTCGGCGTCGCCGGAGAGCAACTGGTACACCACCCGCTGGACGACCTCGAGCGGCGACCGGGAGAGGGGCTGGGTCACTTCGTCACCTTCGCGAGCTGCTCGTTCACGTGCCGGACCACGGTGTTCGGGAACCGCTTACGCGCGCGCTCCGCGGCCGGCTGGGCGAAGGGCTGGGCGGGCGTGTCCTCGGTGCCATGCTCGACGGCCGCGGAGTAACGCACGGTGGACACGGCGCGGCCCTCGAGACCCTTGCGCTTGTACTCCTCCTGGATGCCCTCGACGAGCGCGCCAGTATCCTTCGGCGCGTTGCGGCGCTCGTCCTGCGCGGTCTCGTGGGTCTCTTCCTTCACCGCGGCCACGCCCGCCGCGCGCGCCAGTTCCGGCAGCTTGCGCAACTTACGCAGGAGTCGGTCCTGCCCCACGATCTCGAGCGTCTTGACGCGGCGCGGCACGTCACTTGCTCCGGCGTCGATGGGCCATTTCGCGACGGATACCGGACAGCTCGCCGGCGATGGCGAGCAGGGCCAGCCCAATGGCCTGCCCCAGGCCGGTGTCGCTTTCCGGATCGCCCTCATTCGAACTGGCCCAGGTGCTGAGCAATCCGTGTGCCTGGCGGGCCAGGTCTTCCGGATCGAGCCGCTCGGTCGCCGCGAACGGCCGCCCGTCGTCAGGACTCGTCGGCACGATGCGCCGCCATGTACTGATCGACGAGCGCCTGCGGGAGCCGGCCGCGGGCGCTGTGCTCGATGCCCTGACCGTCGAGCCAAGCGCGGATGATCGCCGCTTCCGGCTGCTCCGCGATCTCGACGCTCGGCGCGGCCGCCGGCGTATCGCCCGCGCCACTGTCCAGCTCGACGACCGGCGAGCTGACCGGAGCCGCCTGCTCGGCGGCCGGCACTCCGGGGAAGTTCAGCACCAGCGGAGTCCAGAGCCGCGGGTAGTCGGTCACCACCGAGCTCGTCTTGTGGGCGGTCGTCTGCCCGCGGCGCACCGTGTACCGGCGCCGGCCCACGTAGACGATGGCGTTCTTTGCGGCCATCATGATGTCCGTTTCGACCATGCCCAGACTCCCGTCGTCACCCGCGCGGCGAGCCGCGGCGAGCGGGTTGTACCGCGGCGCCGGCGCGCGGCGATTCTCGTACCGCGATGGTACGGGAAACCGGTCCCGGATATCGCGTCCCACCTGACCGCGCTCGAAAGCGCGCTGACTGGTCGACAGGTACGGCCACTCCGCGCGCCATTCGGTGGGATCCCCGTGGTGGACCTTGACGTCACAGTGCCGAGCTCCGCCCAGGCGCGCGAGGTTGCCGTACACGGTGCGGATGTAGAACGGGTCTACCCCCTCGTACATCTGCAGCGCCGCGGCCGCCCGCGCCCGGTCCATCATCATCGGGACGTGCAGCTCGTAGCTGTACAGGCGACCGCCCAGCCTATGCGCGCGCATCACCTGGGCGGTCGCGCGCATGCCCGCGCGGCAGACACCGGAGCCGTACCGCTTGATCTGCTCGTCCGTGGTGCCGGCGTGCCAGACAGGGAAGCCGTCGGGGCCCACCGGCCGCATGAGGTAGAAATCGTCATTCATCAGTAGGAATTGCTCGGGCGGGCCAGCCGGGCCGTAGCCCCGCGGCTCGAGCGCAGCCCGGAAGTTGTCGAGCGCGCGGCGCCACTTGCTCTGTCCGATCGCCTTGACTGGAACGTGCTCGACTCCCGTCAGCCATTCCGGACAGTAGCCGGCGACGATCACCCGGCCATGATCCGGGAGGTTCGTCTCGAGCGAGCGGAGCGAGTACCGGAGCTCTTCGTTGCGCGGCTCCGCGGCGACGTAATAGACGACGTCCACGCTCACGACGACTCGAGCACCAGCCCGTCGCGCTCCGGCTGGATGCGCTCGACGTCGGCCCGCAGGTAGACCGGCGTACTCGGCTGGATGACGCTGTGCACTTCGAAGGTGTCGCCCTGCCCGCGGAGCTGATCTCCGCGACGGACGTCCGCGTTCGGGAGCAGGTGCACGACGTGGGTCAGCGTGGCGCCGGCCTGCGCCGCGACGAGTCGCTCCTGTGCGCTGGGCTGGGAGACCTTCGCCCAGACCATCCCGTTCCGCACGTAAGTCAACGTGCTGCCGCCCTGGCCGTCCGGGACGCGCTCGTTTACCCAGACCTCGAGCCGGCGATTGAGCTCGTGCGCTCCGATGCGTTCGGTCATGAGCCGAGCAGATCTACCGCGTCCGTACCGGAGTACGGAGAGACCAGCGTCATCGACGTGAATGAGCTGTGTCCGCCCAGCTTCTGCACGGTGCGGAGCTCGTTCTCCGTGAGGTAGACCGCCTCGCCACCCTCGCGCTTGCTCGCGGTGTACATCTTGGCGGAGTCCCCGATCGATCGCTGCAGGAGACCCTCGGGGTTGAGGAATGCCCGCGCGGTCACCCACGCGCAGATCGACTGGATACGGAACGGGACCGCCTCGAGGTCGCCGTCTTCGTCGAGCCATGTCCGGCCGGCCTCATCACGGATCAGCGCTGAGGCGTCGCTGAGGTAGCCCTGCAGCCGCTCGAGCTCGTCCTCCGGGAGGTCGTCGAGTACCCGGCCGGCGCGCTTGGCCGCCTGCAACATCGAACACAGCGGCGTAACGTCGCCCGCCCGGGTGACGGCCGCGGGGAGCACCTCGAAAACGAGCTCGCGGATACCGGCGCCTGGTCCGGGCCCGACCACCCAACGCTCCACCCACTCACCGGTGGCGTCGATCTGGTACGGCGTACCGGTCCACGTCTGCGAGCCAACCTCTGGCGTGTCGTCCTCGGACGTCACGACGTTAGGATCAGTGCCCTCCGGGCTGACGATTTCGAGGGTGGCCTCTGTGCTCTCGTCGAACGGTGTAACGACGAGCGTCGGCGTGCGCCAGCTGCCCACTTGGTACTGCGCCATGGCGCACCCCCTGCCTTAGTTTGCGATCAGCGTAACCGGCTCGACGCCAGCGTTGAGCGTGACGGCCGCGGCGCCGGCGAGCAGCGCCGGGGGAAGGTCTCCCGGCTCGAGCACTCCGGGGATGACCTCGCCCAGGAATATCGGCGAGCTCGCCGCGTGCGCGTGCGCGGCCACGGCCGCGACGAGTTCGTACGTCTGGCCGAGCACGGGCGCCCCGGCCGCCTGGCCGTGCGCCGCGCTGGCGGCCGCGAGCGTATGGTCCTGGACGAGCGCCGGGACCCCGGCGCTCTGCGCGTGAGCGGCCGCCTGGGCGGTCAGCGCGTGCCCCTGAGTCAACGTCGGCGAGGCGGCCGTGTGCGCGTGGGCGGCGTCGGCTACCTGCAGCTCTTGAATCACGCTCGGCGAGCTCGCCGCGTGCGCGTGGGCGGCCGCGGCCGCGGCGAGCTCGTGCTCTTGGGTCAGCGTCGGCGAGGCGGCCGCGTGCGCGTGGGCGGCCGCGGCCGCGGCGAGCTCGTGCTCTTGGGTCAGCGTCGGCGAGGCGGCCGTGTGCGCGTGGGCGGCCGCGGCCGCGGCGAGCTCGTGCTCTTGGGTCAGCGTCGGCGAGGCGGCCGTGTGCGCGTGGGCGGCGTCCGCGGCGACGAGATCTGTCGCGCTCGACAGCTCGCGGATCCGGAACCAGACCGTCGAGCCGGCCCAGTTGGCGATCGCCCCCGTCGCGGACATGGTGACGTCGGGCCCGCCGGACGCGGTGCCCGCAGTGATCGGGATGGTGTCGACTACCCAGGCGCCATCGTTACCGGTTGTGGTCTGCACAAGCGCCCGGTTGACCGCGGTGCCCAGCGTGCAGCCGGCGACGGCGTAGGTCGCCGGCACGGTGATGGTGCCCGCTTCGTCATTGATGAAATGGCAGGCGACGAGCCAGTCACCCGCCTGTAGGTCGAGCACAACGGCCGCGGCCGCCGGATCGTACGGCGAGCCGGCCGACGTGTCGCCAGAGACCGCACAGGTGGGCGCGGCCCAGGTCTTCCCGGCGTCCTTCGTGAAACCGAGGAGCTGGGCGATGGTCGGGTTGCCCGCGGCAGACAGGTCGATACCGGGAGACGTGTCGCCGGACTGCCACTCTCGGTAGAACCCAGTCGTCCGCGTCTGTCCGCCCGTGCTCGCGCCCCCGGCCCCAGTGCCACCAGTCCCGGAGTTGCTGGCCGGAGCGGTGTACGTGTCTCCGGTGATCGCCGAAACGGTGGGCGCCGCGCCGGATGAAATCCCCTTGGACCCGACGGCAAGCAAATTGAGGTCGCCGGCCGCATTGCCGGTCGGCATCGCGGAGCACGTGGCCGGGTCGATCGCCGCGGAGATACCCGCGGCGCCGGAGAGCGCGCCGGCCGCCCGGAATCCGATCGTCACGTGCACCCCCTCCGCTCGCCGCGACGGCTCACGTCGGGTCGGCTACCTCGACCTTCCAGGCGCCCACGTTGGCAGTGTTGCCGGAGGTCAGCGCTTGGCTGGTGCACGTCGTGACGTACCGCAGGAGATCCGTGGCGCCACCGGTGGCCAACACAACGTGAGTCGCTGTGCCTGAAGCACTGACCGCGGCTCCGGTCTGCGCGGCCGTGGTCACCTTGCGGCCGTTCGTGTCTCCGTTGGCGATCGTGAAATCGCCATTCCCGTTACCGGGCGTGAGCGCGATCGGGCCGACGAGCGCGACCGCCGCGATACCGGCGTAGTTCGCTGGCTCCGCGGAGCACACGTACATCTCGTCGGCGAGTGCGACCTGGGCGAGCAGGCCATCGATGGTGCTGTCGGGCGCGGCCTTTCCCACGTCAGCCCTCCGTACCCATGGTCGCGTCGTTCGGCGCGACTTCGTGCGTGGTCGTGTCGACCACGGCGCCCGTCTCGTCCTCCGACGCTGTCACGTCGTGGGCCCAGCCCAGCGCGCAGAACTTCGCGGCCAGCTCGTCACTGACCTCGTACTCCTGGCCTGGCTCATACCGGTCGTACTCCTCGAGTACGGGAGCCTCGCCGATGATGATCTTACGCAACTGATCCTCCGCTCGAGGGTGAATGGGAGCCGCGCCCCGGCAGTACGGGGGGACGGCTAAGAGCGCGGCTCCCAGCTATTGGCCTGCTCAGCTCGAGGCGGTGTCCATCACGAACGCGCGGACGTAGACGGGGTCGCCGGACTCGCTCGTGTCGTTCTCCTGTACGACCGCGGCACCGGCGAAGGTCGAGATCACCGTGGCGTCGGACAGCTTGTCCGGAACGTAGTGGAAGATCTGCCGCATACCGATCCCGCCGCTCTCCGCGGTGGCGGAGTCGTTCACGCCGCGGGGCACCACGGGGACGCGGTTCGTGAAGACGAAACCGGACTTGTGGTAGGCGACCGCGCGGCCGGCCGCGAGGCCGGCTGACTCGACGACCGTGAATCCGCGCCAGCGACCGATGATCGCCTCACGGAGCGCGGTCGGTGAGCCGCTCGCGTCGACCCGAGTGAACTCGTCCTGATTCAGTACGAAGGTCGCGACCTCCGGGGACACCGCGAGGAACCGGTTATCCAGCGGAACGAGCGCGCGGCCCAGCGTCTGGCGGGCGATCAACACGACATCGTTGATGTTGGCACCGGTCGGGTCGAGCTCGCCCTCGGCGCTCATCGCCAGCGCGTTCATGGTCGCGGCGAGCAGATTCTCGGCGCGGGTGGCGACCGCCTCGACCTGCGGGAGGGTGATCTGCCGCGCGAAGTTCTCCAGGGTGTAGGTGAGCTCCTGGTCACTGACGAGCTTGGCGTGGTACAGGTGCTCGAGGGTCACGTCGACCGGTACCTCAGTGAGGTCGTCGTACGTGATCGTGTCACCGGGGTTGGTCTGGGTACGCGCCGTGGTCGGCTGAGGTACCCGAACGGTGATGGTGTCGCCGTTGTGGCCGGAGAACTCCGGGCCCGGGACACGCGCGACGGTCATGGGCAGAACGAGCGTGCGGGTCAGCAGCTCGATCGCCAGCTGAGAAATGCCTTTCGCGGTCAGAACGGCCACTGTCCGTTACTCCCTTGTGATGTTGGCCGTGGCGTTCCTGCCGCGGCTCAGAGGCCCTTAAGGATGTCCTCCGCCAGCTTGGCGTGATCGACCTGATCCGTCCCGCCGGCCGCCGGTACGGCGCCTGACGTCAGGTTGTCCCGCGGGCGGGTGCCGAGCAACGACTTGCCCGCTCCACCCTTCGCGTCCTCCGTGCCCGCGGCGCCCTTGCCCGCGTCCCCCTTGCCGTCGCCCTTACCCGCGTCGCCCCCGGTCGCACCCTTGCCGTCACCGTTGCCCGCGTCGCCCCCGGCCGCACCCTTGCCGTCACTCCCCGCGCCCGACGGCTTCATGTCCTCGAGGAGTTCCTTCGCGTCCGCCACGAGCTCCTCGCGGGTCTTGCCCTGCAACCGCCGCGCCTGCCGCGGCGTGAGCTTGTGCTCCGCGGCGACCTCGGCGATGAGCGCCGCGTGCTCAGCCTTTTCGGTGCGAGCCTTCATCTCGGCCAGCTGCTCGATCACCTTGTCGAGCTTGTCCTTGTCCTTGTCCGCGGCCGCGGCCTTCGCCTTGAGGTCGTCGTAATCGGCGTACTTCCCGCGCTCCCGCGCAAGCCGGGCGTCAATCAGTCGATCAAGGTCAGCCTGCGTGAACTTGCGATCGTCGGTCGCCGTGCTGCCCGCGGCGCCAGCGCCCGCAGTCGTGTCGTCAGCCATGCCCGGAGTGCTCCGTTCCGACCGTAGTCGTCATCGTACGTACGTGCTCGCAGGGTACAGCCCGCGCCGCGGTGCGGAGAAGCCCGACCCGCTCATTCCCGCGTGATCATAACGTACCCGTTTGACCACCCACCGCTCAGCAGTGAATCCCAGACCTGATCAGCGGTCCGGCGTCCGCTCGGCGTGCGCGCGATGCTGTCCATCAGTCCGACCGCGGCGCCGGACTCGACGACCGGGCCGTCGCCATCGCGCTCGAGCGCACCGATTTCCTCACCCGGCTCGCCCTCGCCGACCACCCGTCGGAGAATCAGCCTAACCATAGATGCCCTCACCGGTGCCGGTTGGAAGAATGTCGAGCATTCTCAGCGTCCAGTCTAGCCAGGCGCCGCGGCCAATCTTGACGAAATCCGGGCGGAGCTTTTCGAGCCGCTCGCGGATGATCTCGACGTCGCGCCGGGAGAGCAACCGCCGAGCGAGCACCCTCGAGGAGAATGGGTTGTCCTCGGTGCGGGCCGGGATCTCCATCGGCTGGTCGACATGACCCGCCTCGCGCCGCGCCTTGAACTCGTCGAGCCGCCGGAAATACCAACTCTGTCCGTGGTCGATACCGACCAGCCGCCCGGCCACGTCGGCGAGCCAGTTCCGGTCACTGCGATCGAGGTTGCCGACGAGCATGTCGAGGACACCCAACCGGTGACCCTCTGGGGAGTCGATCAGCGACGGGTCGCCGGCGTTCTCCGTGTCGCGGACGTGCTCCATCCACACCGCGGTTTTCTCGGCGCGGTACACCCGGGCCACCGGCGCCTCGAGCGCCTGGGCTACCAGCGCGGTCAGCTGCTCCGCGTCGGCTTGCTCGAGCACGTCGTTGTCATCGCCGAAGTTGTGCGCCCGCTTCTTAATGATCGTCCTGCGATCGAGCAGCGTTAGTACCTGTACCTCAGCCGACTCGCCGCCCATGAGCCGGCGCTTTCCGGCCACACTGCCAGGACGGAGCGTGATCTCCTCGACGATCGCGGCGAGATCCTCCAGCCCGACCGTCGAGCGGTGGAACTTAGCGGCTCCGCCGGACGCCTTGCCGCCGGCCGCCTGAGCTCGGCGGAACGCGTTGAGCGCGTTCTTTCCGGACAGCCCGCGGGTCGACCGGTCCCAGAGCTCGCGCAGCGCGATGACGTCGGGCGGCTCTTGCTCGCCGGCGTGAAAGATGGGTTCCGCCGAGCAGGTGCACCCGTCGTGCGCTTCGAAGTTGGCGCCACGCTTGCTGTAGACACCGCCCCTGCTGGCCAGCATCTGACAGAACGCGCACGCTCCCCCGCTTGCCACCCGCCGGAAGCCCTTGACCGACACGGCTACCGCCCGGCCGCCATGGTGCCCACGACGGTATCGCGGTCGCCGGCGAGGATGAGCCGCTGAACTGAGCGGATGGTTGCCGCGGACATGGCTCGCCTGGCCACGTCCGGCGAGCCGGTGCGACGCAGGGTGCTCATGAACGTCGCGACGCTGGCCACGAAGAGCGAGTTACGCATGGCCTCGATGTCGAGCGGCGCCGGCAACGGGTCCACGGTCCCGCGGGCCACGCGCGCGCTCTCGCGCAGGTAGCGCACGGACAGCGTGACCGCGGCCCGGTGCCCGGCCGCCACGATCGACTCCACTCGCCGCCCGCCGCGGCCCGTCCACCATGCCTCGATGGCCGCGACGTCGGCTGTCCGCATGACCTGACCGGTCGCCCGCGCGGCGAGCTGGGTCAACATGGCGAGGTTGCCGCGGTGCCGATGGGTCAGCTCACGCGCTCTCGTCACCATCGAGTGCCCCGTTCAGCTTGGCGACGAGATCAGCCGCGGCCTTCGCGTCGCGCCACCGGTCGACGTCCTGCTGGGTAACGCCGGGGATCTTCGCCCAGAGCTCCTCCACCGGAACCTCAAGCATCTGCGCCAGCTTGCCCAGACCGTCAACGGTCGCCGCGAACGCGCGCGCGGAGCTGTCCTGCCAGATAACCTCCGCGTCGACCGGGACGGGTACCCCGATCAGTGCCCCAACCACGCTGAGCGACTGCTCGTGAGACTCGCCGAAACCGGTCTTCCGCTCTTTGATCTTGCGATCGTGCCCGGCCTCCGCGGCCGCCAGCGCTTCCGCGGCCATGTTGATCAGCTCGCCGGAGAGCTCGTGTACCGGGGTCTGGCTCAGCGTCGCGGCGAACCGCATCGTTGAAATCCGCGAGCTGAGGAATCCGTCGAGAGGGGTGTCCGAAAACTCCCCTAGCTTTATATTCTCCGGATCATCCTCGAATGTCCACAGTTGCGATGATGCGGCCTTCATCTTCTCGGTGCGATCGCTCGGCGTCCAGCCGATGGCCCAGCGCTGGCGGAACGCGCCGTACCATTCCGCGGCCTTGAGACTAAAGCTCGTCAGGTTGATCGCGTCCTGCAGCGACATCATCGGCGCGACCTGTCCGGCCAACAGGGTGCACGGCTCCGGGGCGTGTCTCGAGCCCAGCCCCCCGACGGGAATGTCGTCGTCGAGATCGAGGTCTTCCGCGTCGCGGTACCGCACGATCGGCGCGTATCCCAGTTCGTGCGGGGTGGCGCCGCGGAACACGAGATCTCCGCCGTCCATGCCGAACTGGTAGATCCCCTCGCTGTCATACAGGAGCCAGTCCCGCGCGGCTGGCCGCTTCTCGAGCGCGAGCACGGGCCAGTCAGGATCCGCGCCGTACTGAGCGGTCAGCAGGCGCGGCGAGGCCGGCCGCATCACGGGCCCGGGATCGCCTGGCGTGATCGCCATGTACGCCGTGCCGTACGCGCACGCCGCGCGGTGAAGCCCGTTCTGCCCGCGGTCCATCCGGTTGCCCTGCCACACCCTCCACACGGGAGCGAGCGGATCCTCCGGCACGCCCTCACCCTCGGCCGGCGAGGTGAGCTCGCTCGCTGGCGAGCGGAGACCATCGACGAAAAGCCCCTGCGCCAGCGACTGCACGATGAGATCGATCACGTTGATCCGGGACACCCGGGCCATGGCCCGGACCTCTACCGGCGCGTCCTCCGGGATGGTGGCCGGAAAGGGTTGCTTGCCCTTCCAGTAGGCGCGGATCACGTCGAGCTGGCCGCGCTCGTCCTGCAGCGTCCTGCGCAAACCCACGGCCGCCTCGAGCGCGGCACTCTCCGTCAGCACGTCAGAAAACCGCCTTCCCGCTACGGCGTCGTTTCTTCCAGGCGCGCGACGCGAGCACCAGCCTACGCACCAGCCGAACCCCCACGACGCAGGCCGCGGCGTCGATCTTATGCGGCGAGGCGGGAGATTCCTTCCGGATCGACAGACCGAACCGGTTGGGATCGTTCCGCGCCGCGGTCACGTGCCGTGTGGTCGCCGCGTTCCCGTCGTGAGTAAACCCCCCATCGGCGATCTCCGCGGCGGTCAGCTCGCAGGCCACCGTGAAGTCGTACACATGGGTACGCATGTCCCACGCAATCTTTTGCGGATTCTTCCCACCCGGCACCGCGTGCACCATCAGGTCATCACCGAAGAGCTCGGGCCAGGCTACCTGTACGTACGACTCCCATTCGCGGACGTCTCCAAAGAATCCCGCGACGCGCCAGCGCTCACGCGCGCGCCTGACCGCCAGATCGACCACCGCGGGGTTGACGTCGTGCTTCATCAGCAGGGGTTCCCACACGCCGATGGTGAACACGTGCCCGGTCTCGATGACGCATCCGAGGAGCGCGGTGGAGTCGGCCGATTTCGACCCGTCGAAAAACATCGCGATGTACTCTTTGTCGGGTACGACTGTACCCGACGCCGCGAGGTCGCTCCATTGCTCCGGCTCAACCCAGGCGTCTTCCGCCACGCTTGGCCGGTTTCCGTACTTACGCTTGGAGTCGGACAGTTTCGACTTTGGCGAGTAGATCCGACCCATAATACTGTCGATATCCTGCCAAAATGAGTCCTGGTATATCCGCTCGAGCTCGGCCCGAACCTGCTCGGGCTGGTACCAGTCGAGGTCCGGCCGGCTCACGATGGCGTCGTACAGAATGCGCCCGGATTCCGGGATCAGTTGGTCGCTCTCCTGCAGTACCCAGGCATCCCAGGTCTCCTCCGCGACGCTTCCCTGCCCCGGCGTCCAGGCATTGTTGGTCTCGACCATCCGCGAACTCGATTTGGCGAGATTGTCCAGGAGCGTCGCGCTCAGGTCGTCGCCACCGTTGTTGGGTTTCCAGTGCTCGGTCTCGTCGGCGATGATGAGCGACGGCTCCGCGCCCTCCGCGGCGGTCGCGCTCGACGTGATGACCTCGAGCGTGCCCTCCGGAAGCCGGTAGTACCGCGTCTTGCCGGGGTCGAGCTTATACTTGTCGACGATCGGCGAGCCTTTCGGCGCGAATGCGCGCACCATCCGCATGGTATTTCCGGTCTGACTCTCGGCCGTCGCCGCTATCTGTACCAATGGCATATTGACCGGTTGGCCGATCACCAGTCGTCTCTTGTGGTCGATGTCCTTCACCCGCGTCGGACCGCAGAACTCGCCCAGCCCGAGCACGGCGACGAAAGGCGACTTCCCCGACCCCTTCGCCAGGCGCCGCGCGCCATGCTGGAAGAGCCAGCGACCCTCATCGTCGACCGCGTACCACCAGAACAGATACCGCAGCTGCCGCGGGGTGTACCGAAACAGCTGCCCCGCGCGGGGGCCGTTGGGTTGGATCAGCGTCGACTCCGCCCAGCGCGCCACGCTCGGGCCGAGCGTGAGCACGGAGCCGTCGAACGGGAATGGCGGGAGGGTGTCGAGGCGGTCAGCCGGCGCGACCGCGGTATTCATTGATGTCCGGCACGCCGTCGGGAAGCTCGGGCAGCTTCTGGTCGCCCTTGGCGAGCTCGATGCGGAGCCGGCGACGGTCGCCCTCGGTGGCGAGGAGTGCGGTACACGCCTTCAGGAACGCCTGCACGCTGGCGCCGGTGACCTGCTGACGGGCCAGCGTCGGTACGCCGGTGGCCAGGTCGACGCCGTGCACCGTGGGCAGGAGGTCGCGACTCATGACGTCGGCAATGAAGTACGCGGTCGCCCAGTCACTCTGTTGGTAGCGCACGCTCTGGCCGGACTGGGCGAGGGCGTCGTACCACTGAATGGCGGTCGGGTGCCAGGTCTCGTCTGCCGGGTACGGAGCGGCCGGCCGGCGCTCGATATCCTTATCGATAGGTATCTCTGGCTGGTTCGCGCGGCGCCGCTGGTCGCTCGGCGTGGGCACTGGCCCCGGTATCCCTGACACGCTGTGCCTCTTTTCTCAAACCCGACCAAAATGGTCGTATCCGGACATGTATCCCGTAGAAACTGGTCGCCGCT